TTAAGGATTATCGGTAAATGTATTGGAATCCGAGTCTGAGCTATGGAAGTAGGTATCGTGTTCAAATTGATTTACAACTGTTACTCTGACCTCATCATTCTCCACAGGGACAATATTGTCTGAAGCCAATGTGTATGAAGCAATCTGTATTCCATCTTCAAAAACAATCACACCTGTACTTAGCCGCTGATACTCCATAGGCACCGCAATTTCAGTAATGTTATAGTCACCCCAGGGAACATTCAATACCACAGTTTCGCCACGCTTAAGTACCAAATCAGTTGTGAAACCCTTCGCGAAATTAGATACTCTTATAACAAACAAAGTGTTGTTATCCGCCAATTGATAACCTATACCAGGCTCAACCTGTTTAGTTATCTTTATTATCGAAATATTCATAGTAGTAGAGACTGTGTTGCTTGTTATAACGGAAATTGTTGAAGCAACTATGGTAGCATTGTTGTCGATAACATATGTTCCACCAGGAAGACCTGACTTGGCCTTGACTTTAAATGTTAGAGTGACCGACTCTCCTGCCTTCAAATAGTTAATCTCAAGGACTATCGGGTCATCTGGTGTTGCCGGTTCTGTAACTTCAACCACCCTCGCAGCATCTTCTTCAACCGACATATCACCCACAGCTGCACCACTGCCAGAAACGTATTCTGTATACTGAGGAATAGCATCTGTTACAACCACACTTTGCGCAGTACCTACGCCATTGTTTGTAATAACGACTGAGTATGTTATCACACCCTCCGGGTCAACTACAGTCTTGTCATGGGTTTTTTGAATACTTAGATTCGGTGAGTAAAGTAACACATGCTCTTGGGTAGTCTGTGGCTCTGTCTCACTGGTGTCAACTGTAACTGTATTCGTCAATTGAGTAAATCCTTCGCTTCCAGGATTGAAATCAGCCTCAGATGCCACATATGATCCTTTGAAGTACCAGGTCTCATTGACATCCAGTTTCATTGGGCTATCGCCGTCGGTGTTGCCTTCGAAGTATGCCAATCCTGGAATCAGCGGATCGTTCACTGTAACATTTGTGAGTTCTGCGTCACCAGTGTTTGTTATTACGACGGTATAGTAAATCGTTTCCCCTGGAGCAAGAACTTGTTCAGGATCAGCTAGTTTCAATACTGTGAATGAGGGTATTACTTTGAGAGTATTTGTCACAGTGTTACTTACCAGATTCTGTTGACCAGTTGCTGAAACAGTTGCAAAGTTCGAAATTGTATAGCTACCAGGAGTTAGTCCTTTTTCAGCAGTAACATCAAATGTCATAGTAATAGTTTCATCAGTTTTTAGTGAACTTATTGAATAAGATAGTGTGCCATTCGGGGTTGTAGGTTCTGTTATGCTTAGTATTCTTGAAGGATCTGATGAAACGCTCTCGCTCCCTACTATTCTTGCGCTTCCTGGAACATAATCGGAATTGACAGGTATTGCGTCACTAACCACAATGTTCTGCGCTGTTCCTGAACCGTCATTCCGAAGTATAAGCGTATAGCTAATTATGTTTCCAGGCCTAACATCGCCAGTAGGATTATTCTGTTTTTCTATTACCAACTTTGGTCTTAATAATAGGTTATTTGTTGCGTTTGAGTCATACCCGTTGCCAAGTGCCGTATTATCATTTATCATAGCCACATTTGTAATCTGTTCGAGGCTTTCCGGAAGCATTGTCGGACTGAAAACTCTGGCCTGGAATGTAAGTTCCGGACTTACAATAACGCTTCTTGAGGTTGATTCAGGGAATGTGGTAGCCGGTGTCGTTCCTGTAGCATTTACTTTAAATGTAAGACTGCCTGGCAGTGTTCCAGAAGTCGCAGTATATGTCCATTCATATATTACGGCGTCCTCTGATCCTGAAATATTGTTGTCAACGCTAACAAGTGTTGGTCCAGTAACAAGAGTTGCACTAGAGCCGTCTGTCGGTGTAATTACCATTATTCCAGGATTAACACTAGAAACTGGAGTTGTAGAGTTTATAGTCTGTGTAATTTTAAAAGTATCTCCGGTTGTAACCAATAATGCATTTGACTTCAATGACGTGAAATAACCAGTCGGAGTTACACCGGGATCATAGGCTAAAGCACCACCCTGGCCTACATTTCCAGTAAAGTTAGTAGCAGGAAGAGCTGTCCAGGTATTACCTGCTATTGAGTATCTCCAGAACGTCTTTGTTTTTCCCTGAAGTGCATATATGTATATTCCATCATTGGTTAAGGCTCCTCCATCAGCTGCATTTCCGAGTGTTGATGACATTGAAGACCACGTATCTGTCAAAATATTGTATCTCCAAAATCCTGTCTTTCCATCACCCTGCATAGCGTAGATATAATCTCCCACTCGTGTAAGTGATCCACCCCATCCTACGTTTCCCGGAGTGTTAGCCAATTGAGACCATGTATTTGAAGCAATGTCATATTTATAAAATCCTGTCTTCCTATCACCTTGAAGTGCATACAGGTTGGTCCCATCTGTAGTGAGAGCTCCGCCCCCCTTCACAGTGACCGGCACATTTGCTAGTGTTGTCCATGTATTCCCTGCTACATTATACCGCCTGAATCTGTTGCTGTTTCCAAGCATTGCATATACGTATTCACCAGCTGCAGTAGCATTTCCACCACTTCCCACAGAAGTAGTGAGCTTCAAATATTGTATGCTTCCTCCTTCATTGAAATTATCAGATACATCTGCTAGCCTTGACCAGGTATTGGTAGGTATATCATATTTATAGAATATTTTTGAGTTACCCTCGCTCCCATAAATAACCCCTGTACCTGTTGCTGTAAGGGATCCCCCCTTCTCAATGCCATTTGTAGGCTGAGCCTTTGAAGTCCAGGTGGCACTGGTCAATGCATATTTGGAGAACTCTTTAGTATTTCCTCCTCTGAATGAATACACACCAGCAGGATAACCACTTGTTAGTGTCTCACCTGGTATTCCGGATTCATTACTTCCAAGTCTCCAGGTAACCACATCATTTGTAGGTGAACTATTAATATTAGTTACAACAAGAACGGAATTGGATAATCCATCAGTGAACGTGTAGTCATCTGCTGTACTCACTGTGCCAATTGCAGTTCCACTAAACTTTCTTTCACCAGTTTCGTTTATCTTGTATGTAAATGTTACTGTTTTACTGACACCATTTGCTAAATTGAATCCTGTCTCTGAAGGTCCTGTTAATAAGGTTGCCCCACCCAGGTTTTCAGCAGCGCTCGGCTTGATGTTAGTGATCGCTCCCCCTGAGTTATTTGTTATCGTCATGGATACCGTTACAGTATCTCCAACTTTAGCAACCGAGGGTGAGGCAGATATCGAGATAGTCGTGCTTTTCCCTGTGAATGTTTCATTATCCAACCCATCAACTTTAGGTATCGTAGTATAACCATACGCCCCACCAGCGTTTATGCTACCAGCTACATAGCTTGTATATGCGGGAATAGGATCCGACACTAGTACATTATCCAATAGCTTATCGCCGTAATACGAAGGCCTGATTGTATAAGTGAGTATTTGGCCAGGGTCAGTTACATCAATTGATGTTGATGGTGATACGGACTTAGCCAAATTAATCGGTGGTGCGATTATAGTGACTTCAGCGGTATCTGATTTGGAATATGAATAACCTGTCCAATCGTTTCCAACTATTTTTGCCGTATTTACATAATTGGGAGGACTGATTACCTTTGATACATATGAGTTCAAAGTGATTTTAACACTTGTACTGTTAGCGGCTAGTGTTCCAATGTTCCATCTTAGCCTAGTTCTTCCATCCTCAAGTATGACGTTGCTAGATGGAGCTGGAACAGAACTCTTGAAAGAAAAGCCTAGTGGAAGTATATCTTCTACATAAGTATTTAGAAGCTGAGATGCACCTGCATTCCTGTACGATAATTCCCAAGTAGCTACCTGACCTGGATAGAGTGTAAGATTGTCAGGTGTCTTCTGAATGACTGGATCGGCGCCATTGTATACATTCACTGCACGGCATAAATCAGCAGTAAATGCCTCACCATAGACATCCCCATACTTAGCAGAAAAATGAGCAACCTTATTTTCTCCTAAAGTTGTTGGGGTAATGCCCACTTTGACTTCTAATGAAGTAGAATATGATGCAATATCACCTAAGGCTGTTCCCCAGGTTAAAGTTGTTCCAGTAATTGAGTCACCTGTAACCACTGGATCTGGGCCGAGTAATGTATCAATGTATTCAACTCCAACATTCAACTTAATTTCTACAGCTGTTGTATTTGTTGCTATACTTGAACCGACATTTTTCAGGCTTAGTATTACATCCGATGGCATTCCTTTCGGAATATCCGAAACTGAAGTCTGAAGGTCAAGCTTTGCTACAGCAGCCCCATTGAAGAATAGTGCATTATAAAAGAACCTAAGGTATGGAGCTTCCATGTTTGAGGTATAAGGAAGCGATGTAGCATAGGAATGTCCACCAAGAAAAGTTACCTTTCCTAATGCCTCCCCGTTATGAGCGACGCCATTTATTCCCCAGTCGAATATTGTACCTGTTGACGATGTGAAGTTAGCAATTTTCTCAGTTTGGGGATAATAGCTAACAGTCGTCCGGTTCCAGGTCTGAACAGATCCCCCTGGTAATCCCTGAGTTACATTTAGTGATGTATTAACTGCCTGTGCAACTGGAAGTTCCGGTTCAGTGACAGTCCAAGTTCCACCACCGTTAGCAATAGCAGTAAATCCACCATATGTAAGAAATCCACCATTTGTATCAGATTTGAAAAGAGCTCTTACTGATGGACTACTATTCTTATACAAATCAGCAATCGCATTCTCATTACTTAGTATGGAGTGACAAAGAGCTACCCAACCTCCACCTTGATTAACAAAATAGTCAAGCTCAGCGTATGTCTTTGTTCCTAGATTTGTTGGGTCTGTTAGCGAATATGAATACCCGCCATTATGTGGTGTGACAAAAATATCGAACTTTCTTACTGAGCATGCACCACGAGTAAACAATGCTCCTCCAGCTATTTCCTCCTGATCCAGTATGTTGGGAGAAGTGCTAGACCATGCATAACCGTTTAAATCAGGTATTCCTGCAGCGTTAAAATACGTCATGGCAATACCTGAATTTGTTTCTTCCAAAGCGATCTTAGGTGGAGTTCTAAGTACAATATCCACATTCGCGTTAAAAGTAACTGTAGCTTCATGAACCACCGGATAATTAAGATTTCTTGACCACCATGATTGGATGATTGGTTTGGCTTCAGCTGCATATTCACTTGCAATAACAAATGGGCCACCAGAATATGAAAAGTTGGTTACTGTTGCTCCTGTTCTTAAATCTACTGAGCTTGTTGTAAAATCGATTCCATTGAATTGCTTTGTAGGTTCTATTGCCCATGAAACAGGAATTCCCTTGCTCAGTAATTCATATAAAAGACCATATGCTTTCCACATTCCAAGATTCTGATATGTTGTATCCATAGGAATAATAAGAGAACCAGCGGCAAAATTATTTACTGCTGATAATGCGGATAAGGAGTCTCCTTTTATAGATCCCATCACAACGATGAGAATAGACAATAATATTATCGAAATAAGTCTTCTTACTCTTGCACGCATAGTATTAAATCCCCCAAACGGATACGTTTCTCGCCAATATTTCTGAATTTTTCGATATTAGTATATTGTGACGATTATCATCTAAATTACTCGCATGATTTAGTGTTTTATTAAATCTAACACCTTAATTCTATTTCGCCCGCGCGAATTTTGCAAGCTATGTTTTTTAAGTAACTAAGATTTATCGATAATTATTAAACAGAAATCCTCAGTTCACGGCGTTTATTGTACGATTATAGTGCTTTGATACTCAAAGTATTACAATATTGTCTGATTTTTCAATTTATTTATTAAGCTAAATATAATATATTTACAAAAGAACATAATGGAATTATAGAGTCCAAGCAGTGAATACTTGCAGCGCTTTTTAAATTTAATTCATCTTAATCACGAAATTAGATTTGCTTTTAGATTGTTCAATGCATTGATGATTATTTCGGAAATTTCTTTTGAGATATTTAACGTATTTATTGAGTATATTAAAATATACAATTTTCATAAACCAGAATTCCCAATATTTACATGTTTTCAAAATACGACAAAAATGTGATTTCTCGCGCTAATCTTTCAGAATGAAAACACTTTGATTTGTAGCATTTAATGATATCTATAAAAGTAGTTTCAAAAATATTCACATGTTTCTTATTTGGATTAACATATATTTAGCGAACTGAATCACTGACAACCAAATTTCAAAATTACTATATTGGTAATTTTGTTATTATTATGTCATTTATTTTCAATGAACAGAATAATCCTAGAAATACGTTAAAAAATCTTACCTTGGAAATTGAATAACATTTCTCCACTTGACTGGATTACTACACTATCCACCAAGGAAATCCATAATTCCTCATCAAATGAGGTTATGAGGCTCTCCTGCTCCTCGATCCGCCTTACCAACTCTTCAATATTACTTTTCTTTGTGCAGGCATCCTCCCTCTGCTGTACCACTCTGTTTAGTTCAGACTTTTTAATTTCATGCCTTTTAACTAACTCATTGTACCTTGTGTTGTACTCATCCTGATCACATGCAACCAAGGCGTTGTCTCTTATACATTTTTCAATAAGATTCTCAACAATAATGATTTCATTTTGGAGGTACATCTCCTCCTCAATTAGCTTGTTTGAATCGAAGATCTCATGTGAAATCAGTCTTAGATCTGAGATAACCTTGTCCTTGTTAAGTAGTATTTTGTTCAGCTCCTCAATAAATGTCCTTTTCAAATTCTCCTCATAAATATGTGGTGTGCTGCATTTCTCTTCATCTTGATATTTATGATTGCATTGCCAGATAACCCTTCTATACTTGCTATTTGAGTGCCAGACTTTACTCCCATAATAGCAGCCACATTGACCACATTTTATTCTACCTGAGAAGCAACTTACTCCTGTCTTATACCCGTTATGTTTCTTCCGGATTTTTAGTTCGTATTGTACCTGATCAAACACATCCGAACTCACTATGCTTGGATGGCTGTTCTCAACATAGTACATGGGGATTTCCCCTTCATTCTTCTTCTTTTTCTTGGTTAGAAAATCCACAGTAAACGCTTTTTGTAGTATTGCATCTCCCTTGTATTTCTCATTTCTAAGAATGCTTGTGACTGTACTTACTGGCCATTTCTCTTTACCTCCAGGAGAAGGTATCTTTTCATCAGTTAGTATCTTCGCTATCCCGCTTGGAGTCTTGCCTTCAAGAAAGAGTCTGTATATCTTTCTGACCACTTGAGCTTCTTTCTCGACAATCTTTGGAAGATTATCTTCACCTTTTTCATAGCCTAAGAATTGTCCGTAAGGTAAGTTCAACTTTCCTTCTGCGAATCTCTTTCTCTGGCCCCAGGTTACATTTTCACTAATGCTTCGCGATTCTTCTTGCGCAAGGCTGGACATTATCGTAATGAGCAACTCTCCCTTGCTATCTAATGTATAAATGTTCTCCTTCTCGAAATAGACCTCTACCCCCTGTTCCTTAAGTTTTCTAACCGTGGTCAAAGTGTCTACAGTGTTCCTTGCAAATCTCGAGACCGACTTAGTTATTATCAGATCAATCTTCCCATCTAGCGCATCATTGACCATTCGATTGAAGCCGTCTCTCTTTTTCGTGCTTGTCGCTGAAATACCTTCATCCGCATAAACCTCGACAAACGACCACTCAGACTTCGATCTTATGTATTGCGCGTAGTAGTTCCTTTGTGCTTCAAAACTTGATAATTGTTCCTCATTATCTGTGGATACCCTGGCGTAGGCTGCGACTCGCTTCTTAGTCGTCCAGGTGCTTGAAGATATCTCACTAAATTTCTTTGCTGCTGGAATAACCGTAATTGCTTTTGCTAAGCTCATTCACAACCCTCCTCAAAGTATATGCTCTTCCCACTTACCAAGTGAATCGTTAAGGCTCCATCTGGATTAATTAGTACTGTCTGTATCTGTTTTTCAATCAATTCTTTGTCCAAGCAGTCAATCTCAAGAGTGCTTTTCAGTAGCTCTATAAACCTACTTTCTCTCACATATTTCGAACTGCAAGCATCCTTACCATAGTCGATGACGCTTCCACAGACTAGATATACTCTTCCATGATTATGTTTTCTTCTGTAGTATTTCCCGCATTCTGCGCATTTGACTAAACCTCTAAGTGGACTCCGAGTTACTTTTTTGCTAGCTACTCCCGCGGTCCGTTCCTTCAAAATCTTATTCGCTTCATCATAGATTTCTCTGGATATTATGGCAGGATGTGAGTTCCTTACATAATACTGGGGTAATGCTCCATTGTTGTTTACCAGTCTCTTCTCTAAATGGTTTGACACATATCTTTTTTGAAGGAGTGAATCTCCAACGTATTTCTCATTCTTAATGATCTTCATTACTTTAGCCGAAGTCCAAACACCGCCACGAGGCCTCTTAACATCTCGAGTTCTAAGGTCATTGGCTATCCTAGTTGCACCAATCCCACTAATATAGTCATTGAAGATCTGTCTAACAATCTGAGCTTCAAATTCATTAATCGAAATGGACCTTCCTGAAATATCATAGCCGTACATAAATCGTAAGTTTATGGATTCACCTTCTGCATAGCTTTTCCTTACTCGCCACTTGCAGTTCTCACTTACAGATAAACTTTCTGCTTGAGCAAAAGAAGCGAGGATAGTTAGCATTAGCTCACCATCCCCGCTTATCGAATGAATATTTTCTTTTTCAAAGTACACATCAATGTTAAGTGCTTTAAGTTCTCTTACAACCTCAAGCATTGTCAGTGTATTTCTAGCAAACCTTGAGACTGACTTTGTGATTATCAGATCAATCTTGCCTTCTCTGCAGTCACGTAGCATGTTTTGAAACTCTTCCCTGCTTTCCTTAGTGCCTGTCTTAGCTTCATCTGCATATATTCTAACAAATTCCCACTCAGGATTCCTTTGAATCAAATCACTGAAGTAGCTTATTTGAGTAGATAGTGACTGGTGCATTGAGTCCTTATCTGATGACACTCTCGCATATGCAGCAACTTTCTTTCTCGCAAGTTTTGATGGTGCTGAAGCCTTGATTACTCTTATGATTCGGGCCATCTGATCTCCTCCTTTCAGCACCAATGTTAACTCTCATCTTGATACATAGCAACTACATATCCCTCTATAAACTGCCAATCATTGGTTTATATCTTGCAATCAGCAGGTTGTTTATTTTACGAAAATCTTCATTGTTTATGATATTTTGATTAAGGATTGATTTAGCTACAGCCTTAGAAATTCGATAATCCTTCTCTCGTTCAAACTGTTCTTTTGTCATATGTTTCTCCTTGCTACCCATTAATCATATTTTATGAAGCTCTCAAATCCTGCAACCTTAAGCTTAGTCACAAGCTCCTCAGCATTACTCTTTTCTTTGAACGCACCAGCCTGGACCCGATAAAGCTTGCCTTCAGTAATCTGCACCTTCTTTGGTATACCAAATGTATTAACGAGTGCCTCAACATAAGCCTTCGCTATCTTACTCTTGTTATCTATTATCCATTTTGCTGTGGCCGGGTTATCGTGGAAGTCAGTCTCTGCGAGTACTGCTGTTATCCCTATCTTGTTTGGATTCCTTACCTCAGCAAGGCCATATCCAGCATAGAGCTCCATACCATTCTTCACAGCAGTGTCTCTGTTTGACAGTATCGGGCAAATAGCATTAAGCTCTCTGACAATGTTTCTAGCCAGTTCCTTGCTTCCATCACTGTTAGGATGATAGAAGGCCACAGCTCCGCTGGCCTTTCCCTTTCCACCTGCATTTGAGTGAATGGCTAAGTAGACATCGCAGCCCTTGTCTTTGGCTTCCTTTGGCCTTCCTGAAGCGTTTATTGTTAGACTTGTAGTAGCCACCACAGTCTCGCATTCATATTCTGAATCTAGGATTTGCTTGATCTTATCTGCTACTGTTTCCATTTCTATCTTCTCATTTGTATTGCCCACAACATATTTATTGTCAGGCTGGTTGCTTGGTGAAAGGTATATTTTCTTAGTTCCCATCTTTGTCTCCTCCTTCGTTTAGCTGCTGCAGAACGGATCTTAATTTCTCGGGTATAGGCAATCCAAGTCTCGTAGCATTTTCCAGTATGCTTATTCCTTCGTTGGAAATGTAGAAGAAAATCACTGCTGTCCTAATTACTCCAACTTTCCCCAGAATATTGATATCTATTATGTTTCCAAGTGCTACGAGTGTAAAAATGACTACCTTTCTGAATATTCCCTTTCCCCCAATATCACTGGAGATCTTACGGTCAAGGATTGCGCACATTACACCAGTAATGTAGTCAATTGTTACGACAACTACCAAGGCATATAGAAATCCATCAAATCCTCCCATAAACCATCCCAACCACCCTCCTATTGCCGCAAAGGCATACTGTATGCTATTCCACACTTCTTTCATTCATTGTTCCTCCTTATTTTTGTGCATAATAAAACGCCTTGGTTTTCCAAGACGCTTTCATCGTTTAGTTCAAGTATCTGCTTTTTTCAAGATCCTTTAAATTAACATCCGTCATACTTAGTTTTTCACCGCATTTACATTTACCAGAGTACTCCCTGAACGTTACACAATCATCCATTGTAATCCGATAATCGTGCAGAACCTGTTTCTTACCACAACCGCATTCTACAACTACCACACTATCCCCTCCCAAGCTTATTATGCTGAGGAGATTAGTTTTTAAACATAAATATCTGGTTCTTTTCTCATTTCCGCAAGAATTTCTTTCTGAAGCTTACTGTCACGCGTATCTGGGACATCCATAATGGATTCATCGCCACAGTTAAAACAGAACATGTGGTACTTTCTCATTAGCTTTTTCTTTTCACAGACAAGATCATAATCTAAGGCTATAAGTTCTCCACCACAAATCAAACATTCATACAAAGCAAACACCTCCAGAATCTATATATGCTGGAGGTGCTTAAATGGCACAGTTTCAGACTACAAATCGAGTCCATTTAGTATTTTCTTGAGCTCACGCATTTCTTCGGTTGACAGCGTTATGCCCTTTCCCATCTTTTCATCCCCTGGTGCCCACTCGCGAATATCAAACTTCGCTTCCTTATCATTCCAGGATATGCTTCTTACTTCCTTGGTCCAGCCAGATTTGTTTGTGGAAAGCACTCCGTATTTTGCAGTTACCTCATATTTAATTTCAGCCATATTAGGTCTCCTTCACTTTTTTATTTATAGGTTGTACAGGTACCACTTCATTGTGTCCCTCTCATACTTCATTTTTACAGTTGTTGGTCTATCTTCCACCACAGCATCACAAAGATAAGTGTACATTATGTTTCCTGCTAACTTCTCAGTCTTTTTGTCTCTGATCTTCTTGATTGAACCTTTCATGTACTCGTCATTTATCATGAACCTGAATGTTACAGGCCTCGGTGGTTCTCCTGGTTTGCTGTATGCTAGTGTCTCAACTTCTAAGAGATTGGTCTGCATTCTTATCACTCCCTCTTTCCTTGTGTAATCATTATAGAACATACGTTCTTTAGAATAAAGAGGGAATTTGGGCTAAACTACATTAACCAGCTGCCATCCTGCAGGATATGCTTCCGGACTCCATACATTTCCATCAATGAGTGACTCATACATTAAACCATTGAATGTTACTCTATCTCCTGTGTTATAGGCATCGTAGCTGCCTGTTGGCTGGATCCATTCTGGGATCACACCTTCAGGCACAATCTTCTTAAATAGAGCGGGAGTGACATCCGGAGTCCAATCCGCTTGTGATGTGTGACCTGGTGCAATAACTTCATAAAGATTACTCTCATACTTCACAATAGTACCAGCAGAGTAATCAAGCCCTGGTTCCCATTCAGGATAGATTTCCATGAGTTCAAGCATCTGCTCAGTTGTCAGCTCAGTTTCCAGGAGCGTTTCTTTGTACTTCGCATTTAGGTTCACTACTCCTTCCTTCTCAATATTTACTCGTAAAACCTCAGCTGTCAGTTCAATTATCTTCTCCTCAGGAAGTAGGTCTTTATCAAGCAGACCTACCAGACTCTCAATGACCGTTCTTAGTTCCTCAGTCGCTTTCTGAATCACAATCTCCTTGGAAACTGTATCCTTGAAATACCTTATCTGATAGCTGTCGTCGTATTTGTATATTGTTATGTGGCTTATCATCTCTTCCTCCTATTTTACCTCTCTCCAGACATCCCCCACATTTACATAGGCTTGTACCACTTGACGCCAGGTATCGCTAATATTCACATACATGGCTGAAGGCTGCTTCCAAACGTCACCTACATTTACCTGGAAAGCCGGGACCTCACTGTAATCAACATAGAGCCTTGGGTTGTATGCGTTGTTTGGCGCTGCACTCTCCTGAGTTCTGAAGTATGCCATTGTTGCGGTGCTTGATAGAACCTTGATCCCATACTTACCTGCTCCGCCTTCATACCAGGCCTTCACAATATTAGTTACAGGTACTGCCACATCAACATTAAGCGTGGTTCCTGTGCTAACTGAACTGTCACCATCACCTGTAGCTGACGGCATGTTGTTCCAGGTTATTGTAGTTGCACCCCACGCTGCAAGCCATCTTTGCGCATAGATAGTCGCTGCTCCAGACTCAAGACTATAAACCCTGAGATACAGAGTAGCTGAATTTATCCTGCAGTTTGCAGGGATAGAGCTTATGTCCCAATTGAGGGCCATTATTCTAGCTGTGGTGCTTGTCTGCCTAAGTGTATTGCTCGTTGCAGTTCGATATACGCTATTCGGTCCATCCTGAAGGCAGTTATTGTCTACATTAGCGTTTATTGTTACTGTTCCCATGATTCTTCTCCTTACACATACTTAAGGTACACAGTTCCTGTAGGTACTGTGCTTGCTGTAGGCGGAGCTCCGGTACCAGAAATGATTCCAGCAACCTTTGGAGTAGTGGCACTAACATAGTCAGAAAGGGAAATTGAGGTATTGTCATGGGCATGGGATACTGCAGCATCAGAGGTGTAAATCCTAGTCCATGATGCAGCCACATTCCCATCTGTATTCCTGCCAAAGAATGCATTGCCTGTGCCGCTATAGTCTATCCAGATTCCACCCCAACCTCTGGCCATGTCTCTTGATGCAATCTTAATGAAGTATCCATAGTTGGATACAGGTGGAGCGCCTACTGATGAATGAGAAATGAACCCACAATACCCGTTAGGAAGATCTCCCCAGGCTGATGCTGATGATAAGGTTACAAGCGGAGACAGGGTTCTTCCGATAAGTGTCGCATCTCCGGATACGAAACTACTCTCTAATATTGTTCCTTTGTAGTATGCATCACCTCCTATGTCCAACGCACCCTGTTCCCATACCTTTCCGACTCCTATACCAGTCTTGCTCCAGGACATTGCAACTTCGCCGGTAGAAAGAACATATCCCGCTGTCACAGAGTTGAATTTATCACTTACCGTTAACAGTAGATCATAGCTGGTGGTTGCAGTATATGTGCCATAGACCGGAGATACACTCAGTGCGGTTGTTCCAACGGAAAGACTTGTGCTGACATGGGTGGTAGTCCAAGTACCGCTAGTCCTTAGTTTTGATTTTATTGAATATGTTATCTGATTCTTGCTGTTTAGACTGCTTATTGTTGCAGCTGCAGTGTATTTACCATACGTTCCAAGAGGCGAAGCATTACCTCCACTATCACTTCTAAACGCAGAGAAAGCAGAAATTTCAGGAGCATTGTACGTTAATAACGTACACGTTACAGTCTTTGAAGTGCTTGTTCTACCACGACTGTCAGTAACCGTTGCTGTCGCAACAATTGATCCGGTCGAGGTTATTGCTCCTGTGGTGCCTACAATACTTGATGTATTTGTGTATGTTACTGAGTTGAAAACAACCTTATATGATGAGATGGAGCTGGACTTCACCCCTGCAGCTCCATTGATCGCAAATTGGATCCTACTCAGAGTTTGAGCAAAGTTATTTGTGCCAAGTGCTAAGTTTGCAACCGCAGTTACTGTCTCAGCAGCAGTTACGTTCGATAGGGTTGGAATGATATCTGATCCTACATTGGCAGTAGCAGAAGAACTCTGTGTGCTTCCTATCTGTGATCCGTTAAGCTTTGTGGTCACATAGGCTGTAGCCGTAGTGGAAACTGCAGATGGGATTGTTGTATATATCTCTTCTAGCTGTGCCGCAGAGAAAGTGTAACTATCCTGAGCCAAGTCACCGGTAGTCTCAATTACCGTACCTCCGATGTTTATCTGAAAAGTGTTGGTGAAGCTTGTTGAATACCTTGGAGCTGTGACTGTCACTCCGGATCCAATTGTGAATTCTGGGAATGAAGTAATTAAGCTTGCTCTAGGTATTGTAGTCAATGACCAGTTGTAGCTAGACACAGCTCCATCATAAAGAGAGCTAGGTCCATTTATATCAAAGCCTGATGAAACCGCGATTGTTAGTGTTCCATCGGAGTTATGCGATATGTCTGCAGTGTATGTTCCAAGCTCCACAACCTGCTGGTATCTGAAATCCATGGATCTTGTATCATAGAACACATTGGATCCATTTATCTTGATCCAACAACTGTTGCCTGTAGTACTAGATGAATATGCCTGGTAGGTATCGGAGGATGAGTAAGCCCACTGCCTTAAAGTAATGTTTGAAGTATTGTTCTGGATGCTCTGTGAGTTTATGGTTAGATCCAAGTAAAGATGGTAAGTGTGATTCACATATGGACTGCTTAGAGTTCCTGTTAATCTTATGTCCGGCATATCCTCACCTCCTATCCAATCCACCTGACCAGAGTAATGTTTGCATCATATTTTTCTACCTTATGGTTTCCAACAACCATTGAATCCAGCACCTGCACTGACTTGATATACATGATCTGTCCATTTATGTAAGCAACTGTAGCTTCTCCATCCTTGAAGTTCATCTGCTGATTGGTAATGTTTATCTTAAGGTTGCTGTTATTGTCTCCTATGGTTAGACCTGTTACGTCATCGAATTTGAAGTACTGATTTATGTCTTCGACAGTGCTCATATCAGCCTTCCCATTTAGTGCTTGCTCTATTGATGTTCCGATGTAACTTATATCATTGTTTGTTATCCTTCCAGCTCCTAGGCTGAAAGTACCATCAGCAAGGTTAATCCAACTGGATCCATTCGCTGATTGAAGGATTCCCGTCTTTACTATATTTGCACTTAGCTCCCCAGTTGTTACAAAGGAAGCATTGATCCTTCCGTCATTGGTTATTGCGATTGGAAAGTTACCGTTTATTCCTGATGAACTGTAACCTAAGCCATTTATATTCCATCTCCATATCTTCTGGGCTGTTGCTGGATCATCTGTATCCATGATTAGGATTTCGCCATTTCGCTTTAGCACGTAACCACCAAGGGCAGTTGTAAGAAGTGTGGTAGCGTTTAGGATAGCTGCATTTAAGTCCGAATTATTTCTCTCTACAGTCTGGGCTAACACTTTTTGTATGTCAGAAATCTTTGTAATACTCCCTGACATCCTTTCCTTGAAATCCCCGATCTCAACCTTTGAAGTTCTGCCAAGAAGCAGATCCTTCTCAATGCTGATAACTCTTGATTTATGGTCAATACCTAAGTCGAGATGCCTGCAGGTTACTGTATCCCCAAGCTCCACCTTAACCAAGTTCTTGAAATTCCTGTATTCTTCAGTATTCTCCAGGTTTAGCATATCAACTTTGATATTAGTGACTGGAAGGTCGCACTTGGTACCGGTGAAGTAGGAAGTAGCAGCCTCTCTAAGCTGTGTTATAGCCTCTTCTTCAGATGTTTCCTCGTCGATGCCTATATCGAACTCCACTTCCTTAATCCTTGGAAATACGTAGGAACTAACATATGGACTATCAACATAAACTTCGGGGAGCTCCAATCCGTCTTTGCCTTTAGGCCTAATCCTGGTTATTAGTGCATCGTAATCTTCTGTTACTTCCACATTCAGAATATTCTTCCTGTACGAGATGGTCACTCCACTGTCCAAGCCTCTTTGACTTAGTATCGAGATGAACCACCCGTCTATCTTCAGTTCTCCATTCCACTTGGAGATAATGCTGTCGCTACCCATGATGCAGTCTGTGACATTTCTATTTATGAAGTACTGAGTCGCCGGTGTTGAAATATCTGAGAAAGCAGTGAATGGATGCAAATAATTAGCTGCCCCAAGAACATCTTCCAGGGCAGCCTGAGCTCCTTTATTTGTTGGTCTAATATCCCTGACTTCGTTATAGATCAAATCCCAGAACACATGACGCGCATATACATAAAGGCTTGTCATCCCTTTCAGGGTTTTATAAATCCTGAAGGGCTGCCCATCAGTGTGTATAATCCTTCCTTCTATGATCTCTTTCCATTTTCCAGTAGTATCGTAAATCGCTTCAAATTCAGCACTATAAAGGCCATTTAGAACTTCCTTAGATGTTGCCTTGATTAGGTTATTTAGCACAGTAATCCCGTTGGAAGTGAAGGTTGTTGCATCTTTTTCAAATAGCCTGATCAAACCTCCACCTCCTACAGATTTCGCCAGTTGGGCACTATCTCAAGCTTTGTTACTGTTCCGGTCCAAGAGATTGAGTTATTGCCTTGGACAAACACCGGAAACTCTCCTTGCATATCGTTATTCTTTCCAAGTAGGTCCTTGTATGCCTCCTCGATTTCGCTGTTCAGGGTCACATAGTCCGTAACATTACTCAGAATCACATTAGCTGAATTCACAGTCAGGTTAATACTTCCAGAGCCAAACACAGTGATTATTGGCCTGGATGTTGCTGTTCCTAAATTCGATATGTTTCCTGGTACAGTTATGGTCTGGAGTGTCAATCCACTCTCCAGGTAACCGTATGGCTGGCAGACAAACTTTAACTTTGCTGTTCTTAGATATAGGAGCTTCTTGAAGTCAATTGGCCCACTTAGCCTTGCCTTGTAGAAAACATCAGGATCACTTGATAGTACCAAGTTCCCACTTCCTCGTAGCCAGGTCTTGAGTTCGCTTAATCGGCTAAGATCCTTTAGCGTGATTTCTATCTCTTTTTCAATAGGAGCTAAGCTTCCATGATCCTGGAATAGGTAACCGTCTCGACCTGGTACCTTTAGAAATTCTCCTTCTTCTTTTGCTGACTGGATTGGAGGAAGGGTATTCACTACAATGGAATAGTCTCTTGAATCAATTCCATTAAACTTAAAGTATACTCCCATCAGTATGCCCCTCCCCTCGACAGCCTTTCATCAGTGAGATTTCTTGTCATTAGTTCATCAAAATAGTCATAAAGGCCGCTTGTGAGCTTTCTGCCATCGAGGTACACATCAACTTTCTTTGCTGCGATTTGCCTGAGTAGATAGATCATCTCCTTGAACTCGTCACCCCGGCCAACACTTAAGGACCTCATTGCATCAGCCATTATCGGCACAAGGCGATTAAGCGGCAGAATCGCTTCACCACCAGTACCTGACTCACCTCCTGCAAGAAACGAGCTACCATCGAATCCAAATATTGTAGGATCCAGCATAAGTCCGCCTTCTCTGTACCACTTGATACCAAAAGTCGGAACTTGTGGTGGTGAAAGGCTGAATTTTCCTTCTATCTCAAAATGTGGGAGCTTGACCTGAGGCAGTTTGAATTCCGGTAGTTTCAAGTTCTTGAAGAAACCTACAATAGCGTCAATAGCAGACTTAACTGCATCTCTAGCCTTATTAATCGAGTTTGATACTGTGATAGTTACGTCATTCCAGACACTTATTCCTGTAGCCTTTACAGTGTCCCAGTTCTTATAAAGAAGCACACCCACTGCTATGAGTCCACCGATTGCTGCAACTGCAATTCCTATTGGACCAGTGATAATTGCTATGACTCCTCCTGCTGCAGATATTGCCCCCGAAACAGCACTAAAGGCCGACACTGCCGCACCAACAATTGATACGACCTTACCTATGACAAGGATAACAGGCCCCACAGCGGCAGCAACAAGGGCAACCTTCACAATCATCTCCTGCTGCTCTTTTGAAAGTCCCTGGAAACTGTCCATTAGCGGTTTGACTACACCAATCAGGCTTTCAAGTATTGGTATAAGGATCTGACCGAACTGAATTCCTATTAGCTCAGCTTGCTCCTTCATTGCTCTTATCTTATTGGTTGGACTGTCCATTGTTCTTGCCAGGTCTCCCTGAGCATTCTTGGTTGAATCGAGAATAACTCCATACCTTGCCTGAACCTTCTGAGCTTCGGTAAGCTCTTCACCCTGCTTTGCTATTCCATGAGTGTATGCATAAGTCTTTATTGTGTTGTCATTAACGAGTATTCCTAGAGCCTTCAGTGGCTCTGCTTCTCCTGATATACCAGCTCTTAACTTATTGAAGGCTTCGTCTGGACTAAGATTATAAAATGACGCCATGTCATAGGCCAGCTTAGTCAGACCTTCTGACATACCTAACGATTCATCTGATGCAAGACCCATGGATGTCAACATAGCATTGTAGGTAGCAACATTGCTCCTAACATTGTATGCATTAAGGCCAAGTGCCTTAGACATCTCTTCAGACCAACCTCTTGCTTCACCTGCGAGGCCACCCATAGATACTTCAAAGAGGTTCTCTGATTCTATTGCGTCCATAGCCATCTTTGTGGCTGCAGTTCCTATGCCGAGGATTGGGAGTGAGACAGCAGTGGATAGGTTTTTACCTACTGACTGCATCTTATCGCCGACAGCCTTCATCTTATCGCCGGCTTTATCCAAGGCTTCAGACAAAGTGTTCCAGACTGATGTTTTCTTCTTTAGTTCCTCTGAAGTATCTTTCAGTTCCTGCTGCATCTTGCTAAGCTCAGCATTGGCATAGTTAAGCTTAATCTTCAGGTTTTCAGAAGCCTTGGAGTCTTCACCTTTTTTCTCCACACTTTCCTGGTAACTCTTGGAGAGTGCTTCGACCTTTCCCTTCTGTATCTCAATCTGCTGATTCAGGCTGTCAGCCTTAAGCTTCAATCCTTCAGCTGATTTCCCGAAGTCACCAAGCTTTGCACTGGCTGCGGTAAATTCGCTCTGCACAAGCTTCAGGCTTCTCTGGATCTTGTTGACTCCTTCCTGGAACCCTGTATCATCAAGTCCTATTCTCGCTACTACTGTACTGCTTCCTCCAGCCAAATCTACCACCTCCTTTACAATGGAATGTTGTCAATTGTGTCAACTTTATTGTCCTCAATACCATTTACTGCTTTGTAGATTCTAAACAGTCCATGGAGCTTTCTCGGTGTACTTTTCCAGAACTGTTCCTCTGTCATTTTAAGGATCACAGTCCCCAAATAGAAAAGCCACTCCCAATCCCAAAGAATGGGACCTAAGTGGCTTTCACTTCCCCCGAGGTTTCATTAACCTCAGGCATTGCAATATTTAACGCTTCATTTATTACCGTGCCAAGCCTTTCAAGATCATCAAGGCCTAGTAATGCTCCCACATCCTTAAGTGTTACATTTTCATCCTCAACCTTCACTGCTGCATATACCAGAGCTCTCACTGCCTTTATCTTCATCCTTTGTAGATCATCGAAGGCTTTGTTAAGGTCCCCATAAATCTCCTCCAGCTCACAGAATGTGTTTAGGTTGAACTTCAACTCGTACTCCTGCACTCCAAGTCTGAACTTTATTCCTTTATCCTTTAGATTACTTCCTTTCAA